CACTTTATAAAGATGATGATTAATTCATCTTATGAAGAATTAAAAAACGGTACTAAATCAGAGAAACCAGTTCACGGGGAATATGAATCTGCCGAGGCTGGATTTAGATACTTAATGATAAACGAATTTAGATCATTTTATAGAACAATGCTAAGGGGTTAATAATGTCTTTTGATGCTAAAAGATTTTTAAACAGTTTAACAACATCGATTTCAACGGATAGAAAGAATCAAAAATTAGTATACAGAAAAGCATTAGATTTTTATAGATGTAATTCAAAAGCTCATTTAGATTCTATTTTAGAGCCTCAATTTGTAGATTATGACAGAGTTAAAGATTCTACAATATTTAGAGAAATGGGAATGACTAAGGGAATCGTGGAAAATATTAGTTTAGTTTATTCTCAAAAACCTAGTCGAAATTTTAAAATAGGGGAATCTGATTTAAGCGATAAGTTACAAAGTTATATCGACAACATATATTCATCGGTTGGGAACTCATTCTTTCAAATTCATGAAAAATTAGTGAATACTTTGTCGCATTGTTCTGTTTTGGTCACTTGGGATGAAACAAAATTAAAATTTATGTTAATGACTCCCGATAAATATGATATAATTCAGGACGAAATGGATTATACTAAAGCTAACGCATACTATTTTCAGATAGATTCAGTTGATGATATGACGAATAAACAAAATGTAACAAAATTCGTTTATGTAGATGATACAACTTTTTCTAAAGTAATTACTGGAACTACTTGGAATAAAGATTCTATAGTAACCGAGACAGCATTAGCAAATACTAAATTAGAACCTTTTGATGGTGCAAAGTCTACTGATAATATTTATGGCACTATTCCAGTAATAACTACACGATCTCAACCGCCTGTGATGGACTTCTTTGTAGATCAAAATGCTAGATTGTTTGAAACGAGCGAATCGGTTCTAATTACTAAAAATACATCGGCTAATAAAACTGCATTCTTACAAGGGTATTCTCAATTAGTTCATACGAAAAATACAGGTTCAGCAATGAATGATTCTATTTCGGATTTGTTTCAAGTGGGCGTTGATATTAAAGTAAATTTAGAGAATGGAATCACAGGCGGTCAACTTCCTGAAAAATTAGAATACTTATCACCTAACACCGATCTGAATCAATTAAACCAAGATGTAAAAGACACCTATTTACAAACTGCTACGATATTCGGACTAGGTGAATCCGATGGGAACGTTAAAGCCAATGCAAGCGGTTTAAGTTTGGTTGTTTCAGATAATAAAAAAAATAAATTAATAAACGCATCTCGACCAACTTACATACAATTTGAGTCAGATCTATTTGATATGATTAGAATCGTGAATAATAAACATTCAGCGATTCAAATACCTAATAATGTAGTTCTTAATGTAGATTTTCAAGAAATAGAAACTACAATCGGATTACAAGATAAAATTGATTGGTATCAATTCGAGCTAGATAATTCCATGAAATCAAAATGGGAAATATTAATAGAAGATAATCCCGAATTAACCGAAGAACTTGCGAAAGAACAAGTAATAAGAGCCGAAGAAGAAAACAAACAAAAAGAAAAAGATTTGTTTAATATGGAATCAGAAGAAAATAAAGAGGAATCAGAATGAAAACAGTATCTTTAAGTTTGAGAAAATGTTCAATAAACGGCGATTTATGCACGGTTTCAGTTAGAAATCACAAAGACAATACAGTAAAACAAATTAATTTTAAAGATGAAAAAGAAGCATTTGAGCAATATTTAAAACTATCTAATGAACACATCGACAAAAAAGAAGCACAAGAAGTTATTGAAGAAATTAAGATTGAAGATTTAAAAGAAGATGTATCAGAAAAAGCAATTCAAGAAATACATAATATGAATAGTGATATTTCAGATAGTATAAATGATTTAATTATTGAATACGTGAGAGAAAACCCTAATAATAAGTCTGCAAGACATTTAAATAAAAAATTCGGTTTAAAATTAAAACAAGTTTATTACAATGAATTATTAAAAGGGTTATAATTGCCTACATTTGAAGATATAGAATTGCAGATAAATACTAATATCGATAAGCGAATCAGAAAGTTTGCCAAGTTGGTTCAAGATGAATTAAACATTGATCTAAAAAATGTTAATGTTGAGCAGTTGCGAGTTTTAAAAAGGTCACTAACTAGATTGATTAAAAAATCAGGACTAAATAGTTTAAATACTGTGATAACTTCTTTCTTCGATAGTGTAGAAGATGAATCTGCTAGATTATTATTTAATTCCACTAAGATTGATTTAAATAAATTAAATGAAGCAATAATAAATCGTGCTGAAATACTATCTCAAATCGGTTTAGATAAAGACTTAGACAACATACAAGACAATCTAAAAAAGAGAATGAGAAAAAAACTCAAAGTGTCAACACTTAAAAAAATGAATCAAGACGAAATGAAAACATTTGTAAATAGTTTAATGAAAGCAACCATTGCACAAACTGAAACGGTAACTACTACGGCTGTAATGGGATATGATAGAGCGGTTACAACTTTCAAAGCTAACTCGGTAGGTTTAAATAAATTTAAATATGCTGGTCAAAAGGATTCTATTAATAGGGCTTTCTGTAAAACAAAAGTAGGTGAAATGTTTTCAGATGAAGAATCAAAAAGATGGCGTAACGGGCAAAAATCACCAGCTAATATATATCTTGGCGGGTATAATTGCAGACATAGAAAGGTGTATCAAGTTGATTAGTCTATTCAAAAAACCAATATTATTAAACGATAGTTTAAAAACTCAACTATCTAATAACATACAAATCGGATTAGTAACTTATGAGCCGAAAGTAGCTCAAAACAAATATTTCTTATTCATAGAGTTTAATTATAAAAACTATCCTAATGTAATGCAGAAAAGAACCCTAGAATACATTGCAGAAAAACAGGCTTTAAGCGATAAAAAAAAACTATTTGAATTTTAAACAAATATACCTATAATTAAGGAGTGCATAGAATGTACGAATTTGAAAAGACAGTTGAATCGATCACTACAAAATTGGGTGACAATTCAACATTAGTTTCAGCGGAACTAAAAGAAATATTATCAGAAGTGAATTCTGTAACAAGTAGATTAAAAGAGGTTAATTCAGAATCGGCTAACCGTCGAGTTGAAATTAAAACCTTGAAAGATGACCACGCTAAACAGATTGAATCATTTAGCGATTATGAGTCTTTAAAAGATCAACTTGGAAAACTCCAAACAAATTTAAACGAATCTCAAGGCGAATTAAAGACCGTTTACGATGGAAAGAAATCCAAACTAAAAGAGCTTTATTCCCAATTTGATTTTGAAGATGATAAACTTAAAAGCATTTCAGCACGTTTTAAAGGTGTTGAAGCAATTGAAAGTTTAACAAATAGCGAAGTTAATTCGGAGCTAGGAAACTTTGAACTTCTTTCTGTTAATAAAATAGAAACAAGCGGAAAAGTTCCAAATCCGAGTAGAGAACAAAATAAAAAGACTGTACACAAGTACAGTTATATGAATAAAGAAAAATAACTAAGGGGTTTGATATGGCTCAAACAATATTACAGCATACAATCGCAAGTAATTCAGAAGAAGCGATTCAGATGGCTAAGGATTCAATTATAATGAAACCTTTGCTTCAAATGTTGCCTTTTGAAGCTACCAACGGAATGAGTTTCACAAGTGCAACGGGTACAGTTCCATCTATTTCAGTATCAGGAATTAATCAAGGTTATTCATCTAGTGAAGGAGTATTAGAACCGCAGGATTTTAAAGTCGCTCAATATTCTGCACGTTCAGAAGTAGACGTAAGACTAGCCGATATTGATCCGCTAGGAGTTGGCAATTCTCGATCTGTTCAAGATGATTTAATTCACATGGGTATTTTAAATGCTTTTAGTTCAGATATGATCTATGCAAATCAAAATACTAACACTAATCAGTTTTTCGGGTTATCTCGATACATGAATACTTTAAACGGTGAAAACGTAGTAGATGGTGGCTCAACTAATGACGGTTCATTAACATCTATTTATTTTGTGAAACTTGGTATTCTTGGAGTTGGTGGTATTATTAACGCTCAAGCTTCAACTGTTCCAACAGTTGCAGATTTAGGTAAGCAATTAGTTACTGCACCTGATAATAACGGTCAAATGACTGCATACGTTTCTGATTTTGACTGGAAAGCTGGAATCAAAGTAAATCAAGGCGGTATCGGAAGACTTGCAAATATCGAAACTCAATCAAATGTAACACTTCCATTTTTAAATACTGTACTTACTTATATTAAAAACGGAGCTGATGCTATTATTTGTAACCGCAAGGGTAAAACTTTACTACAAGGGTTACAAACTAGCTCATTAGAAACAAGAGTATTAGATAGCGAGCTTGGCGTTGCAGTAGAAACTTTTCAAGGTCTGCCTATTTTCATTGAAGATTCAATAACTAATACTGAATCACAAGTATCTTAAAAAAGGGGTAAATTATGGCTGATAAATCAGTATTAATAAAAGACGGTGCTTTAACAGGCGCTTTAACTGTTACGGCATCAAGTACAACATATTCAACAGGAATTAATTTAGATAGTCAAGAATCATCTTTGCTTGATCTTTCATTAGTTGTAGAGCTTTCAGATCGTGCATCAAGTGCTTCGGTTATCTTTGAGCTAATGGGTGACTCGGCTCTTCCCGTTGACGCATCAAGTGCAACAGTTTACACAGGCGAGGCGGTTGTTGTAGATGGAAATGTAATACTTCCAGTACCTAACGACTTCGCATATAAGTACGTAGGTGTTAAATGTACTGAATCGGCTGGCGGTACTTACACAGCGAATACATTTCTAAATGTTCCTAAAAAATAACAAGGGTTTAAATTGGCTACTAACTGGACTGATTTGACTTTATTTGCAGGCTCGGAAGCTCTTAGTGGGCTTCCTCGCTTGTTCGATGGTTTAGATACTACGCTCGAAGCTGATTATAATTTTCAAGTTGATGTAAAACGTGACTTTGAAAGAATGATCAAAAATAAATGGGTAGGCGTGGGTAAATTAACATCATCGAGTTCAGACGATTTTGATATTGAAGAAATCAATAACGGAACTACATTGAAAGCTTCTGCTATTCTTTACAATAATTTATTAGTTGCTAGAGAATACATGACAGACTTAGACGACCCAAATGATAAATACGGCTCTTACTATGCGAGTAATAAAAAATGGATAGACGAACAAATTGCACAAGATTTTAATCTATTGAAATTCGATGAACCCGAAAGAGTTAATAAACTAACGCCTAAATTCACAAGGTTGTCAAGATGATTAAAGGCAACGTAATTAAACGATTAAAAGAATTGTCAAAATTCGACTTTCAAAAGAAGTTTGGTCGAGTTGGTTTTAGTGTAATTCAGACAATTAATGAACGAGTAGAAAAAGGCGTTGATTCGAGCGGTGCAAATTTTAAGCGATATAATAAGAGTTACAGTGATCTAAAAGAAAAGTCTAAAAGAAATACCAAACCCGATCTTCAATGGACTGGTGACATGCTCAATTCTATGAAGTATAAGGTGACAGGTGATTCAGTTATAGTTGATTTTGAAAATAGAGTCCATGCTAAAAGTAAATCGAAAATCGAAGATATTGCATCAGGAAATGAAAAAACCCGACCGTTTTTTACAGTAACAGATAATGAACTAGAAAAGATAGTCGAAAAAGAACTATTTAAACCGTTTGAAAGGTTATTAAATGGCGACATCATATAATTTTAGTAATGTTTCAGGTTACAAGTGGACATTAGACATATTAAAAGTTCAAATAAAAGCGATTTCAGACGATACGCCTGATTTTATTTTTACAGATAATAATATATTTGATTATACTCATAATTTATCTAGTGCATTATCACAACAGAACTTTCCACTTTGTATTTTAAAAGTCGCAAACGAAGAAATGAAAAGTGATTATAATCAAAACTCTGATTTAGTTATTGAAATGTATCATGTATTCAATAATCAAGATAAGGATTTTTATATAACACTTAATCAGATCATTTCAACATTCCGAAGCGAATTTGCTAACACTTATTCAAATCGGTTTAAAATAGAAAGCATTAATCGAGACGAGTCACCAAGCGAATTAAGTGATTTAAGTAAATATAAACCGTTTTGGACAGTGAAATACACATTACTAAATAATAATATTAAATATTAACTAAGGGCATAATAATGGCTTATACATCAAATGCACAAACAGGAACAACGATACAAAAAGAAATTAAAGAACTAGACTTTTCAACTGTAACGGGTGGAGCTTCTGAAAACATAACATTTCCTGCTCAATCAATGATTGCACCTGTATTTAATCAGGAAGCGATTACAACAGCGAATGCACATTCAGAAGTCGGTCAACAAATCGGATTTAAGCAAACAATCGATTTTACGGTAATTGGTACTGGTGCGGTTGCAGATTGGACAGCTTTAAATGAGCTTAAATCAGAAGCAAATTTATGTGCCTATGTTAAGATTACATTTATCGGTGGTCAAACTGACGTTTGGGATTCAGGCTCTACTGGTTCTGCAATTGTTTACCCTAATGTATCATTTTCAAATGATTCAGACGGAACTTTAATTGCAACAGTTCATTGCGAAAGAATCATATCTAATATTACTAAATCGGTAAGTTAATGATAATTACATTATGTCCTGAGACAGATACGTTAATTCGTGCTGTCTCTATTTCAGATACTGATACGGTTGTTAGATCTGAATCTTTTACAGATACGGATACAGTAGTTAGATCGGCAAGTTTTACCGATACGGATACAGTAGTTAGATCTGAATCTTTTGCAGATACAGAATCAATTGATAGGAATTCTGTGATAAGTAACACTGAATCAATTGTAAGATCAGATAATTTTTCAAATACTGAAACAGTTGCAAGATCGGAAAACATTGAAAACACTGAAACAGTTGTAAGAGCGAAAGATATTGAAAATACTGAAACAGTTGATACAACATTCGATCCGCAGTAGGAGTTTAAAATGGCAATCACAAATACATTCGTGAGATCACAAAATTTTACTGATACCGACAATTTGGTAAGATCACAAAATTTTACTAATACCGACAATTTGGTAAGATCACAAAATTTTACTGATACCGACGCAATACTTATTCAAGACATTTTAGTGATTGCATACCGACCAACAGGGTTTATAATATATTAGGAGTTTAAGATGGCAGTAACGCCAGTAAAATATGTAGTACAATTAATAGATAAATCAACTGGATTGGTTAGATCTAATGTAAATGTTAAAATTACAAAAGATAGCGGTAGTACGTTTTTACCTTCTAGTAGCGGTATTGATACAGATTCAAATGGTATTGCTGTAATAGATGTATCTGCAATCGGAAATTATGATGTATATGTCGCAGGATCATTAAATACAGATTATCAAGCACAGCCGATTATTCCACTAGATACAAATCAAATACTAGGATCTGATATAAACGGGGCTTCTTTTGACTTGTCTGAAACGGATGGAGATTTCGGGCAAAAATCACTCAATGCACAAGGTGCAGGAGGAGACTCAACAAATGTATGTATCGGTGGAGGTACAGTAGGTACATCGGCAGTAAATAACACCATGGTGGGTGAAACTGCGGGATCAAATAATACTATTGGTACATGGAATACTGGCGTTGGTGCTTTGAGCTTAAAAGAAAATACCGAGGGCTTAAAAAATACAGCAATAGGGCGAGCTTCATTAATAAATAATACAACGGGCGACGAAAATACCGCACTTGGGTATGATTCACTAAGATACCTTCAGTCAGGCTCAAACAATACAGCTCTTGATAATTGTACGGGCGTGGGTAATGATACAAGAGTATCAGGAAGTAACCAAGTCCAGATCGGGGATTCAAGTACGACTACATATGTATACGGAACCGTTCAAAATAGGTCGGACGCAAGAGATAAAGACGAAATAAATGATTCTGACCTAGGTTTAGGATTTATTGAGAAATTAAGACCTGTTTCATACAAATGGGACATGAGAGAAGACTATTTTGTCAAGGCAAAGAAAAATGTAAATGGAAAAAAAGTTGAATATCTTAAACCTATCCCGAAAGACGGCTCAAAAAAGAGAGGCAGAAAGCATTACGGGTTTGTAGCACAAGAGATCAAACAACTATTAGATGATGAGCAAATTGATTTTGGCGGGTTTCAAGATCATTCTATGTCAAAAGATGGTTGCGACGTAATGAGTTTGGGATATGATGAGTTTATAGCCCCTTTAATTAAAGCGGTACAAGAGCTATCAGAGAAAGTGAAAAAATTAGAGGGTAAATAGTTGATTAAATTATTCCTGTTTTGGTTAAAGTACAAAAAAATTAGCATAATGAGCGTAGAACAATACAATGAAGGTATTAAGTACGCACAAATGCTAGATCTTAATGAT